ATGGTACGAACGAGCGAGGTCTTCGGAAGAGACGATGTCTCCGTCACGGATGACCATCACGGTCAGCTCGACACCTTGAATCTCGGCAATGGGCTGAATGAAGGGAGAGAACTTCTTGAAGCGTACGATGTGACCAACATCAACGCCTGTAGAGTAAAGCGAGTCGAGCGCCTGGAGACCAGCCGACACGATGATGCCGCGCGGCGCCGTATTACGGTCGCTAGCGATACGTGCATCTGGCTTGAGGATGGCGCCACCACTGGCGTATGTCCGACGTTCAGTGAGGTTCAGCTGCCAGATGTAGACCTTGTCGAACAGCGGGAATTGTTCGAAGGCCCCGTTAGGGATACCGTACTCGAAGCGGCGCTCATCGAGCAGCATCGGTATGTTGTATGTGCCGCGTGGAGCTAGACTAGCTAGCAGGTCATCGGCAATGTTGGCAGCAACGATGGCCCGCTGAACAAGGCTGTTCTCCTTCTCGTTGTTATCGCGCAGGGCCTTAGCCAGGTCCATCTTGGGGCGACTCCTTATCTTCTTCCTCGGAAGCTTGCCCGAGGTACTCTTGCATGAACTTGTTGATGTCTCCGTTATAGAGACTGGCGAATGCATCGAGGATGTGTTGAGTGGCTTCGAGGTGACCCGCCTTCAGGCGGATCGCGTCGAGCGGACATCTCGTGTTGACGCTGAGCGAATAGAGCTCTGCGCCATGTTGAATCTTCTTGGATTGCAGCCATGACCCGAAGGCCATTAGCTTATCGAGTTCGCTCATAGGACTCCTTCACACGTAAGCGTGCAATTCCCTTGAACCCGCGCAAGAGGTACTTCTTTGCGTGATAGAATGCGCTGGCGTCTCGGCGGCAAAGTCTGCAGCCTAGGAAGACCTCACGCCGCTTGCGCCGGCTGCTGGTTCCCGGCACCGGGCTTCTTCTGTGCTCCATTGGACTGGCCCTGTTGCTGGGACTGTTGCTGCTGCTGTTGAGCGGCCATCTGCTGCTGAACCATCTGCTGGGCTTGCTCGGGAGGAACACCTTGCTGAACAAGCTGCTGAACCTGCTGTTGCATCAGCTGCTCAGGCCCGATGGCAGTGCCGGGTGTACCCGGCGGTAGCCCGAACGTGTTCTGAGGGAGCGGAGGCGGTGGGCCCAGAAGAGTGCGGGCGAACTTCTGCATCCCGCGAGCCATGAGCGCTTGCTTGATGGCGTTGTACTTAAAGGCGTAGTTGTACGCCAAGTCGGGGAATGCGTTCGGGAGCTGGACAATCTCGTCTGCTTCGGAGACCTTCTGGGCTCGACTCCTGAACTGCAAGTCGCTCACGAGCTCAATGTCGTAGGAGTTGTCGTACATGGCGCGGGCTGCCTTAACCATCTGAGCGCCAGCAACTTGGAGGTCTTCGTTGTACCGATTGACGTAGAATATCTCTTCCTCGGCAGCGAAGATAGCGTTGAGCTTCGAGTTGTTCTGCATCACCTGGATGGCAAAGTCAGCGAAGGCCATCGTGGGAACCTTAATCATCGCCGTGGACTGCTCGACGCGGCCTTGGTAGCCACGAGCTGTCTCGCCACTCTTCCCAGGTGCACCCGCAAGTAGTTCCGTCGTGCCAAGTGCTTGCTCACCGAATGCCATGAAGCGGTCAGCGGCTTCGATGAGCTGAGGATTCGCTGCCCCGAACTCGATGGGAAGGAATGCATTCTGAAGGTCAGAAGGCATCACGTTCTTAGCCTTGTTGAAGACGCCGGGCCCGATGCGGAAGGGCGCCGTGAAGTCTACGTTGCTACTCGTAATGAACGTCTTGCCGTTGCCTAGGGCACTCGCATCGAGGAACATCGACCAGACTGTATTCGTCGCAATGTTGAGCTGGCCATCGATGCGCCCCAAGCCAACCCCAAGGCTACCCAAGATAGGCTCCAGACACACGCCGTGAGCGAACATGTAGATAGGCTCTTTGCGAGGAGGCTCGGGCTCTTGCATACCATCAGCCATCCAAGACGGCGGCACCGGCTCAGGTGGCAACTGCTGAGCGTTCGCCTGCTGCGCTTGCTGGACGATGGTTCCGACATCTGGGCTGTCCTGTGGAAGGCTTTGGGCATGCTGAACAAGCTGCTGAACCTGTTGCTCCTTCTGTTGCTGCATCTGTTGATGCTGCTGCATCCCTTGCTGGAACTGCTGGAGCTCTTGGGTCTGCGTCTGGAAACGAATGCGCTCGTAATATGGGGCGCGCATATGCACCGTCAGCTTGAGCGGTGTCTTCGAGCAAAGGTCGAAGATGAGCTGGCAGTAGAGCTCGGACTCTATGCCCGGGAGCTCCATCCAGCCCTCGTACTGGACTATCTCGTACTCACCCTTCTTCTGCCCGAACGGGTCTTCACCCATGAACTCGGCAACGGTGTCGCGAAGGGTGGTTTCCGCCTGACCGTTGGTATACTCGGGGGCGTCGTAGCTGGTGACTTTCTCGACGTTGGCCCAGCCAGCCTTCTTCCCCATCTGCTTCAAGCGATGCTTGTAGTAGGGGAACCGGCGAGCAATCCACGGAAGGTCCGAGAAGTCAGGGTTGACCGAGACGTGGCTGTAGGGAACCACGTAGTCGTCACAGGTCAGAATCTCGTGACAGTTCTGGCGAGTGATCGGGTCGTAATACGAGTGGCAAGCCACATCCCCGGCTACCGCGAAGATGAGGATGGCCCGCTTCATCTGACGCTTGTAGCCAGGTATGCGGTTACGAATCTGCCAGTTGGAGTGCTGACTCACGATAGGGGCAATTGGCTCGCTCTCTGGGCTGTTCGGAACGAAGTTGAATACGTCCGACCAGTCGCCAAAGACCTCGGTGGTCATCTTGTTGGTGAGTCGAACGATGTTCTGAAGCGCAAGCGGAATGGCTGCGTTGGCGCAGCCCTCGAAGGGCTTCATCTTCGGTGGAAGGTCGCAGAACAGTACCCGCCAGCCCTCAGCAACCTTTGCCCGGTAGTCAGCGTTCTTGTCCCAGGCCTGCATGAACTCGTCATGAATCTCCATGACGAGCTTCTTGAGGAACTTGGCGCCTTCCTCATCGGCTTCGAGCTCAGGAACCAGATTCGACGAGTCCTGGTTGATGACAAGTGCCTTGGGCTCGGCTGGTTGGATTTGGTTCTCCAATTCAGCATCGATGTAGCCAGGGTCTTCAACGGGTTCTTGCGGAACTTCGATGTCGATGTTATTCAATTAGCCCATCCAATACCCAAATGAATTGCGCCCACCGCTTGGCTCCTCTTCCCGCTCATCATCTTTCTCGATGACTCGGCCCTTGTAGTTGGGTGGATCGATGATGCGACCGTTGATGTAGGCGACGGCGTAAGACGTCTCATCGTAAGGATGGTCGAAGCCACCCTTTGCCGGCTCGGTAGGCTTGTTGACGTCGGTCTGCATCGCCGGGAGCACCTGTAAGGTGCTTTTACAGTTCTCGAAGATGATGAGCTTCGGTGGACGAGAGAAGTTCTCGTGAGCCATCAGCCGCTCGTGGATTCGCTGCGCGTTGTCTTCCCGCGAGCGCTTATCCGCGTAGCACCAGTCAACCCCATTCTGAACGAACTGCTCGTATTTGGAAAGGAGCGCATCACCTTTCTCTTCCCAAATCTGCGTGTCCGCCGGGCCATAGACGAGCGAGCCCGAAAAGGGGCTCCAAAGCTTGTTGGCCTCTTCAAAGGGCCTGATGATGCTACGAACGAATGTGGGCACGTCTTTGCGTTGGAACGTGCACTCCCAGAACTTGTACAGCGTGTCGAGACCCGGGTCCAAAGCGTAGTACCCAAGGTTACCGTGCGTAACGTAACCCCAATCCAACGCACGGAATATTGGCCAGTGCTGTGGTATCTTGAAGGGCCGACAACGATGGATATCTGGGTTCCAAGAGTGTTCGAAGAAGGAGCCAATGACGGAGTCCCAGCGTCCGAAGAGGTAACACTCTTGGATGTGCTTGGGCTTACTTCGAAGCTCAATCTCGTACTGTCGAACGAAGGCCTTGTCTGGGTTGTCGTAAAGAGTCGCCGGCAGGAAGAGGCGACG